AAAGCATCGTCAACGTCCATGCCTTGTGCTAAAGCTACTTGAGTTCTAACTAAGCCGTTTACTAACAAGCCTTGGTCTACACCTGCTCTATCAAGCAGTTCGGGGGTAAGTCCTACTCTACTAAGAGCAGAGCTAGTAAGATCTGGGCCAAAAGCTGCAAGCATACCCGCAGCAAGATTACCGCTAATAGCACCAGAACCCACTTGTGCAGTTGCGTATAGAACTTTTGCTGTGGTGTAAGCAGCGTTTGCCGCTTGTGCCGCTTGTGCTGTAGCCGCAGTAGCATTAGCTCCGGTGTTTGCGGCATTTGCCGTATCAGCGGCTTGTTTAGCGTTACTTAGTTTTTCAGCGGCAGTTGCACCAATAAAAGCTAATCCTGCATTTTTAAGTATGTCCTTAAAGTCACCACCAGATACAGCGGTTTGCCCTGCGGCTACTATCGTAGTGGCAGCAGCTTTTGATATACCTAGTGCAGTTGAAAGCATCCCCGGCAAATAATACGAGGCAGCAATAGCAGCGATGATCTTAAACGCTTTTTGAAAGTCTCTATCTTTAGACTCATACGTGCGTATCTCACCGTAGGTAAACGGATCGTATAAATACGTAGATCCATCATCGGTCTGGCGTATAGGAGCAACCCCGTACTTACCATACAAGGCTTGCAACATGGGGTCTGCTTCAAATGAAGTTTTTAATGCGTCTTGGTAGTTTAACCCCCGAGTTGCTTGTAAATACGTTACTTGATCTTTGAGGATAGGCTCAACAAACGAATGAAACTCTTCAGGAGACTGAGCATTTCTTTGTCTTTTACCACCAAACCTACCCAATTCTTGTGCTATAGGTGAGAAGTCATAACCATAATACCCACTAAGAATCGTAGCTATCTGTTCAGGAGACTCGGCAATAGATAGCACCGCGTAAGCGCTTTGAGCTTCGGTTTCGTTACGCTTCTTATTTGGAGCGAGTATGTCTTTTAGATATTCTGGTGCGCCAGTAGCTTTAATATACCTGTCGGGTGTTAAACCAAAATCCACCCGCTCCGTTTCACCTCTACCTTTTCTTCGGTAAAGATTTATACCCGCACGAGCGATGGCGTTTTCAAATGATCTATCGTAGTAGCGATCAACTTCATCTACGTCATCTATCTCAAAGTAATCTGCACCTGTATCTAAATATCCGCTGTAAAAATTAACAAACTCGCGTACTTGTTCATCGGTGTATGTGGGTTTACCCGAAATAGGGTCAAACTGATCTCTACCTGCGTCGGTTCTACTCATTACGACACCTCCAGCAGGCTAGCAACAACGTGTAACCTGTTAGCAGTGGCGGCAGTAACTTTTAGTATCTCCGACTCCTCTACTACTAAAGGCGCAGTAAGAAGTTCTGTTGTGGCATTTGCGCTTACAGCTTTTGTTTTGAACAAACTAAACACTGCGCTATCGGTGTCGGTGATTGTCACGGTTATAGTATCTGCGTTACCGGAATCCTCGGATACTAGAATAGACTTGACGATAGCCGTGGTAGCCGTGGGGCATGTATACAGCGTAGTAGCAGTGGTAGCGGTCAGGTCTACCTTTGCATTTTTATATACGTTAGACATTAGCTAAAGAACCAACCCTTAGCTTCAGCAGCAGGTGCAGTAGATGCATCGCGTATGCCTCGGTCTAAGTTATTAAAATACAACCGTAATGCGTTGTTTAGTTGGTTGAACTGTGCAGGATCGTACTCTTGCGGTGGTTCTGGCAGGACGGGGGCGACAAAACTTACATAGTAGCGCGTGCTATCAATAGCCATTACCTTCTCCCGTCAGGACGCATATCTATTCTTGGTGAGCCTAGCTGCCAAGTAACATCTTCACTGGTAGATCGTATCTCAAACGCCATCTGCCTACCACGAACTCTCGTGTATATCTGGTCTGTAAATACCTCCACAGGCGAAGAAGCTGTTCTAGTTACCGATGCGGTGTTTGACCCCCCTTCAGACAGCGGCGAGTTATATCCCGACCCCGAAGACTGCAAGGGCAATAAAGACATCGTAACACTAGGGCTTTCTGCGGTTGACCCATCGAATGACACATCAGGCACAACTCTGTATACAAACGCAAACTTATGCCCGTCATCTAGGTCAAACTGTGCTGAAGCTATAAACGCTTCTATGGCGCTAGAAACACCCGTCAAGTTGTCGTTGAGACCATTTTCGTGAGTCACTACATTTTTACTGTATGTAGCAGCCATAGGAAAATCTCGAATCGGTGAGTCCACCCACGCTGTTCTTGCCAAACTACCAAAATACCAAATGTCTTGGGCGTAGTTATAGATAACGTACTTATCTATGGTGGTAGAAGAACCAGAGCAATAGAACCACCACACCTCATCAAAACCTTCATTTAGCCCTGCAAACACCTGCAACTGCTGCTCTTTATTTAAGTCTCTAAATATGTACTTTTTCAGACTACAATTTAAAGTCTGAACACGTCCATCGTACTTATAGAACTTGCCTTCGCCCATCCAGTACGTAACACCGTTAGCGTATACAGCAGATTTTCTGGATATGATTGATACGTTATCTGCTAATAGAGTAGACCCCCACACAATCGGCGCACCAACATATTGGAGCGAATACAAAGCAGAGTCTGTCCATATCAACACTTCTTGCCTAGCTTGTAGGCCAGATACTATTTCAGAACCTTTTGATAGCCGTAAATCACCTGCTTGATTGGTAGCAGAGGGTGTCCAGTTTATATGGCTTTCTTGGTCAGACCACCGTATTAACATTGGATCTTGTGATGCTGATCCTAACGGATTTGCACCCAAACAAAACACAAATCGGTTTACATCAGAGACCAACACAAAATTTTGTATAGTAGGTGCGTTGGAAGACCCAGATATAGCAGACAGTGCTACTGCCCTAGTCGTTAGTCCATTAGTGTTGTCCCAGTAATAAACGCTACCTCCATGAGGACCAAACACTAGATCTTCACCAAAATTGCTTTCGCTATAGGATCTAAACACATCGGTAGAAGTGCCGCCTGTACCCCATGTACCTTGCCCCCATGTACCTGCACCCCAACCGACCAAAGGTTGAGCTATCTCTAAACCCACATTTATTTGGTATTTTGCTGTTACAGATCCGCCACCTGTAGCTGATGATGACGCTGCACTGCTTGATTCTATGGTGTATGTATTGCCGGTAGAATACGTTATCTGAAACTCGCCATTTAAAGTCAACCCACCTACGGCAGATGCTCCGCTAAACGTAACAAAATCACCGTTTATGTAGCCCCCATTGGCATCTGTAACAGTCACTGTGGTAGACCCGCTTACCGTTGTAAAAGGATCAGTAAGAGATACGCCAGAGGGTGTACGTTCGGGTGTTATGTCAAAGTAATCACCACCACGTTCTATGTAGTATTTTAAGTTAGTGCCAACACCTAGTAATTTATTACCCTCAAGAGTTACCCAACCAAATAAAGATCTAGCTAGCCCAAGAAACGTGCTACCCGATACAGGTTGCCATCCGCCTATCTTTTCTGGCATACCAGCACGGAAACGTACTTTATCGCAGTCGTACCAACCGCCTTCGCTGGTGTAACGAGTATTTTCTCTATCTACTCCCGGCTTAAATATTAACTTCTTCAGAGTCATTATCTATACTCGCCTGTGCGTATAAGATCAGTGACTTCTACCGCACGATCACCTACCTGTTCTGCCCACCTACTATCCATAAACTCATCAGCCGCAACGTCGTACTGCTCACGGGACATAGCTTCTAAGGCTTTGACGAATCCGCGCAATCTGGTCAGACCAAGGTTGAAACAAAGGTTTATCATGGCATCTCGTCTGGGTTTAGTAAGACCTTCATACCAGTCATAGGCAGCGGCTAGCTCTTCATCGCAACGCTTTATATCGTTTGACAGCAGATATTCGATCTCATCGTCAGACAAACCGATACCGCCATCTTCATCTATGCAGCGCCCGACACCTATGGTGGTCTTGTCGGCTGTACACTGGTATGCAAAAGCCTTTACACCCTCGTGCCGCTTCAATGTCTCTATCAACTGGCCCATGAACGTCACCATCTATTTTTCTCGCGCTACGGATTTGACCTTCTCGTATGAACGCATAGCGCCGAGACCTAACATCCCCATCATAACGGGCACAAGAAGTGTTGTATCTACCTCTGGCACATCCATCCAGATGCCCAGTACGTTAGCGATAATAGTGTTGTACAACAGCCCTACCGCACAGATCCAGCCGATAGCAGGTCGCCACCCAGCTACAAACAAACTCTTGTGTGCAGCTTCCATCTTGTTGATCTCTAGCTGCCCTTTTAATGCTTCCTGCGCGTGGCGCTCTGACATGGTGGCAATCTCATGTGCCAAGGCATTCTTTTGATCCTTGTCCTCTATAAACTTGTCTAACAGCCCTGTGACCGGCCCAATCAGTTGTCCGACTAAACTCATAATTTATTTCCTATTTGACCATGCTTGTGCGCCAAAAAACGC